AGAGAGAGATGTTTTAATGTCCTCTTTAGCAACTACCATATAAGGACCTTTGTTGTACGCTGGAACAATTGTATATGATTTACTTGCCTCAATCTTCCAACGATTGTCAGGTTTTGTACCGCCGTGACCAATTTTATTTGACATAGGAACATCTGATAGAGTCTTTTCTCTTGGCTCTGGCATTGTTCTCTCTGCAACATCAAGGTAATAACCACCTCTCTCTGTTAATTGAATTCTACCATTATCATCACAATTAAAACCTAGTTTTTGAAGATACTTTATATGTTTCTTCAAAGCTTCTTTATATGCTTTTGTAGGTTTTTTTCTTCTTAATCTACGAATAGCACCAGATGTATTATGTGTATAGATAATCGCCATTAGACCATAGCCTCAACTTTTTCCTCTAAAGTTTTTGAGTTCTCATCTGATTCAGAATAACCAGAAACATCAAACTCATCTTCTTTTTGTTTCTGTTCAAATGTTTTACCAAACACTTTCATATAAAAATAATCTTTAGGATTAGGTTGTGACCATGCGTGTAGTAAATTTTCAAAATTTATATCTACATTATCAAGTGATTGTGGATTAGACTTTTTAAGGTCAACAAAATCTTTTAACATAGCAATTCTATGTTTATAAGATGGTTTTTTAGACTTCTCATCTTTAGCAGTAGCTTCTTTAAACTCTGCAAATATCATTTCTTTAGTATATTCAAATTGTGCCATAATGTAACTCCTTCACTAGTTAATAATAATATCTATACACCATACCATAAATCGCTCGGAATGGCAAGCCCCTGTAAAAACCCTCATTTTACTTGCTTTTTTCTCCGAAAAACACGCCAGGATGCACCAGGATTGACGAATCGAAGCTATCGTGTATCATTGTATACCCCCTTTTTTAGGCTCTCCTGCAACTCCCCATTGATTGTGTCTTTCATCTGTCATCTGTTTTATGTGTTCCTCACTATAACCACCAAGGTAAGCGTCTTTTTGAGACTCTGCCTCAGCCCACTTCTCAAATTCATCAACTTCTTTTTGTTTAAAACCTATAAACTCATTGATTTTATCTACGATAAGATACCTAGGTTTTTGTAGCGTTATCATGTCCTTAATCTCTTTTAGTTCATCAATGTATTGTAACATATCAATCATAATTAACTCCCATTAAATGCGTCAACATCACCAGAATTGGTAGATATTTCATTGTCTTTATCTTCACTACTCATTAGTAAAACAATATAGTGAATTGCTTTTAGTAAGTCTTTTCTATTCTTACCAGCTTTCTTACCATACCTACAAAGGTATTTTATCGCATTTGCTTGGCAAAAATCTTTATCAATATTCAAGTGTCTTAACATATCTTGCACTTGAAAACCGTCTTTTGTGGTACTATAATGTTCACCATAAGTACCTTTTATGTAATCGTGTATTTCTTTAACTATTTTATCTTCATTATATTTCATATTATATTCCTAACGCTTTTATAACATCTTCCTCTGTCAATGGCAACCTTTTTCCAGATTGTAACCAATCGGCCATTTGTTCAAAGTTAAATGCTTCATCTTGTTTGTTTTCTCTTTCTAATACTTTTTGAGCAGTCTTAAAAAATTTTAATATATTCATATCTTGACCTATTACATCTGGTCTACTTTGATATTTACCTTTTCTTTGATTACTCATTAGTTATCCCTCTTTTTAAAATCTTCTAAATGATTCATATTTGCATATCTACCAGCTTCATTGATTGCATATACCAATGTTGCTTTATGATTTTTACTTGTCTTATCATATAAACTTTTTGCTTCATCATAAGTTTTGACAATTGTTTTGGTACTCTTATCTAGTGGTCTCCACTCCATAATAGAATACTCTACAGCATTGTCTATAATATTTTGTTCCCACTCGTTTGGTTTATTATTCATTCATCCAACTTTTGTCTTCAACATACTCATTCTTTTTTATAACATCTTTAATCTGCATAAAATAACACCAGTTATCACCAAAGGTAACTGCACCAGTATAATTTAAATCAGTATCATATGTCTTAGCACTTAATGAGTTCTCACTTTCAGCCGCTATATCAGTAGGCTCTGTTGCAATACCTATATTAGTAACAACACCCTCACGGCCTCTTTCATCAACTATTGTATCGCCTAGATTAATTATCACTTTATACCTCCCATAAATTTAGTAACTTCTTTATCAAAGTCATATTTAAAAAATTGTCTTGTGTTCCACTTTTGACCGTAGTCTTCATAAAAACTTTTATCTGAATATGGCGTATCTTCATTACCATAAACATCATCATAAGTTTTATAATACTCTGAACCATGTATCATTTCAACACCAGAAACGCCAGTAAAATTACTAGCAGTTTCTTTAAAGTTCTTATCGCAAAATTCTTTTACTTTCTTTTGAAAGTCTTTGTTGTTCAATCTATTCAATTGAGATAAAGGTAAGTTTCTAAAGATAGTATAATAGATATTGAAATAAGGGTCATACCTTTCTTCAGAGTCTTCATACTCTCTATAATAAACTAAATGTAAAGTTCCTTCTTTACTCATTGTTAGGCAGCCTCTTCTTTGGCCATATCTAATACTTCGTCAACATTGTATTCGTCAATGCCAACTAAATCTAAATTTTCAACATTAGATAATTGTTTGATTGCGTCATCTTTAGAGATAATATTTTTTACATATTGGTCTATGATTTTATCTGATTCTTTTTCAGCTAAATCCCAATAATAGTTTTTTACTTTTGACATATTATATAAGTCCTTTCTTTTGATTCGTTAATAGTATATCAAGAATTTGAAGTAGAGTCAAGCAATTTCTTTTCTTGGCTTCTTCTATTCTTTCTTTTAGTGTTTTTTTAATCATAATATACATATACTATACACTACCTGGCACCAAAGTCAAGCACTTTTTTTAAAAAAAAAGCTAAGGAAATCAACGATTTTTAAATTATTTTGTTCTGGTTTTGTTCTAAAACCATGCTTTTTTGACCCAATCCATGTCGGATTGGTGAGGATTAGGCTCTCCGTGAAACACGGTTACCAACGATTCGCCATTATGTTCAAATGTCCACTTACCTTTATGGTATCTTCGACCTTTTCTATCGTACCATTTATATGATTGTGTCCAAGAATCAGGAAATGACTTCGTTCCTGGATGACCTATGATTAAATCTGATATGACATTTTGGTCACCAGAATACCTTAACCACTTTGTTCTATCATCTGTAAATGGCTGCCATAGTTTTGATTTCATGGCCTCTGGTTTAAACTTAAACACGCTAGAGTTGAATATCTTGGTGTCAGGATTAAAGTCATTCATGCCAATAAAATCAGCTTCTGGTTCGTAATTAAAAAAACAATCTATATTACCTGTAATTACAACATCTAAATCCATATAAAGAGTATCACCATCTAATGTATCAGGTCTAAATAATTGCATTTTGTTCCACCAACCATTTAATGTTTCTGGAAAAGTTCTTATGTTTACATGACCATCTATTTCCATTTCTATATTATCAGTAAATATAAAAAAATTATGTTCTAATGTGGTATTTCTTTGTACCATATTATAGAGTTTTTGCACATACTCTACTGAATATTTTTTACCGTAACATACACAAGCAAAATTCATATTAACAACCAGTTATAAACTGCCCTCATACTAAAAATTAAATACATAAGTTCCATAAGTGTTCTTGGCCAATCTCTATCTTTATATCCAAAATATACCCACATTATACAGGCAATAACACTAAAGGTCCAACCCACCCATTGAGTAGATATATTTGCTGATGATAGAATAAAAACAGAGGCCATGGCTAAACCAAAACCTATCCATCTTGCACCGTTTATGTCTTTATAGTACCTTATTTTCATATTGTTTTTTAAGAGTTTCATAGGCAACTCCACTTCCTATTTCGTCTAAAGTAAATTGATGTTCGGCGACAAACTGCATCCAATCTCTAACAGTTTTGTAACCAGGTTTAAATGGTTTTTCTATCTTTGTAATATCTCTACTAGTAACTTGTGAGGCCACATTTCTTTGATGAGTAAATGACGGCACTTTATTTAATAAACCATCAATAGCTGATAATGACATATTAGTAACTATGGCATGACAATCTATTAATTGTTCTTTTATATCTGTATCCCACCATTTATTTCCAGGTCTAGGTTTATTTCTTATGATTATTTCTCGATTAGTTTTTTCTTTTAATTGTTCAACGACCTGATTTATCCAATCTTCTTGTGATATGCCGTTAATATGATAAGTTACAGTTTGTGATGAGGGGCAAACTAATATGTGTTTTGTTTCACCTGTGTACCAACCTTTAAATTCTACATCTATTTCTTTGTGCTTTAGTTCTCGTAATCTTCTACCATCAGGAGCTGCAACACCACCACCTGTATGTATTCCGCCTCTTACAATTCTAAAATATGTTCTATCTTTATCATGTATTATAGGGTTAGGGTATCTCGTAATTTGTTTAGTAAAATATCCAACATCTATGTACCACCATTCTTCTTTTAATCTTTCACATTCTCTAATTTCTTCGACATTTGCACCACCTAAACCCCAAAAAAAATGTATATTTCTATCTTCATCTTTCCAACCTTTTTCTATATAAGGCCAAATCTGGTGTGATAAACATTGTTGCCATTTTAATTTATGTATTACTAACATATTTCCATGCCGTCCCGTCTTCTATTTCTGACATTGTAAATTGATTAGCTAATAAACTATCAATCCAATATTCTCTTTCTGGTGTGTATAATGGGTCTTTTATTAATGACATATCTGTTAATGATACTGGTACACCCATTGATTCATTTGCACAAAAACTTGGTACACCATTCATTATAGATTTTATAACAACTGTTGATTGATATGATACCGTGCAATAAGCATTTTCTAAATCTTTTTCTAGTGGTGTTGTATCTTCTTTTGTTCTAATCTTAATTGGTTTTCTTGTGTGTTTTTTTATTGTTTTAAGTGTTTGTTCTTCCCAATGATGATTAAACCAATAATAATTTCTAACATGGTCACTAGGTGGTATGAATAAAATATAATCACCATCATATTTCCAAGGTTTTAATTTTATATGTTCTCTATATTTTTGAATTCGTCTATAATCATCAGCTTTTCC